GTTCTGGTATGTTCATGCTTTCACCTTTAAAGTTTTTATGTTGAACCAATAGTTTGGAGATGTAGGACTACAACGCTGTATGTTGTACCCACACTGACACATGGCCTCAATAAGAGAGTCATTACTAATGTATTCTTTAGCCCACCTCTCAGCTATGTGTTTAAGGCCATAGCTTGTGTATCTTTTGTTTATCGTCTTACGCATCTCCGCGTTGGCGTGTATCCACTCTATCGCTTTTTCAATCTCTACTACATTAAGATCAAGGTCTTTCATGCTACCTCCCTGTATAGGTCTTTTAGCTTTACGCCCGACTTGCTGTGTAACATCTCCGCCATTTGTGAAAAATCAACAAAGCCTTCCCGATCATCATCGTCGCGGGTTTCGCTTGCTGCGCTAAAGCGACGAACATCCAAATGATGAACTGGCGATGCAACACTGCACTTGAATCCGTTCCATAAAAACTTATTCTCCCCACGAACATGCTCAGACACAACAGAAACATTCCCGCTAGAGTTTTTGCGCTCATGCTCTTCAACTAAATGAATGATGCGCTTTGTGTAGCCGTTCTCTGTTACTGTCTTTTCACGGTTCTTAAAGAATGTTTTGGTATCTCTGTGATCTACATAGAAAATTGCACGGTGTTCATCCCGCTCAACTGTGGTTGACCACATGGTGCGCCTCGACCCCCAAAGATTGAAGTGGTGAGCAACCATGCTGGTAACGACCATGCTTTCATTGTTCTCTTCGTCGCTAAAGTTCTTCCACGACGACAGCTGCCACTCTTTTTTGGTATACGACGCTTTCGGGGTTTTTACTGTTTTGTGAGCAAGATAGTGCGTCGATAAAACCTCGCTATCCTTTATAGATACATAAAAAGATACCCAGAATATTTTATTATCAGTCACATCGCGGTAGCCAAAACCACAGTTATAAATTACTCCAGTTTTTTTCGCCACATACCACGGGCATTTCTTTTCTTTAATCGCAAAAAAGAAATCAGGACACATAATTTTTTTATCGCCATTTACGCCGTCTGTGTGCGCCAAAAAAATTATTGTTGGTAACTTAATTTCTTTATCAATCTGGTTGCTGTTATCAACAACGTCACGAAGTGAATTGGGTATTACTGACACACCAAACTTTTTTAAACCTTCGACTTCTTTTTTATCTATGAAACTCATTTCTTGGTAGTCAATCTTCATAGCGTCAAACGTGTACTCAAGGTTGTCCAAAAGATCGGATAGAGTCTTCGATCTTTCTTTGTTGTACTTACGTTTGGGTGTATTACCCTTGGGTTCTTTGACCTCTTCTTTGACCTCTTCTTTGACCAGCTCAATAGGCACCGGCTTTGCCCAGAGTGACTTCAGCCAATCAATTATTTCCCTTATGCTAGTCATGTGTTCTCCTCCTTCATTAGACTCATCAGCTCCGCGTTCAGTTTCGCTCGCGCCCACTTCTTATCGCCCTCCATCAGCATCAGCGCCAATGCGAAGAGAATAAAATTCTGTATCTTGTCCACGTCTTCTTCATTCACCACACCTCGCCGTATGTCGGCGATAGTACGCATAGCTTCGCGCCTTGTGTGATCTACTGTGGCTTGCCACTCGCGAGTTGGCTCGGCTCTCATCGCTTACCACACATATGTTTCTTTGCTGCTTTCAAGTCAGCGTCGAAGAACCACGCGATGCATTGCTTCTCTACACTAATTTCAACAGGCGATGGAATGGGGACAGACCCAACACCCTTAGTGAACCCATGCTCCATACCCACAGTGAAGCTAAGCATAACGGCCACGCATATCCCGATGATATAAACTATGTCTCTCATTTGCTCATCTCCTTGATCTTAGCGATAGGAATGTTTGTCTGCTCGTGTACAGCGATGATCAACGCCGGTGTGATGCGGATAATTCTATTTCGTATCTTGCTGATCATTGGTGTACGCGTACTAAGGATGTGCGCTAACTCCGCGTCAGTCTTCAGGTTGTACATCTCGCGAATGTAGTCGAACAACTTGTGCCGTGTTTGTACTGCCCACCGCCCTTTAGTATCTTTAGATTTCATAGCAGCACCCTTCTAGGTATTTTGTTACGTTGCTTGGCGTATTCGATACGCTTAGCTTCTTTCTCTGCCGCTGCTTTCGCCATGCGCACTTGCTGTTCTTCTTTCTTACGTAACATGATCTGTCGCTGACGCTCGCGCTGGTCTTTCTCCATCTGCGTCAGCCACTCTTTATTACCACTAGCGTTGACCCACGCGGCGAACATCCATGACACAACAGGGTCAGTCCACTGAACTTTTCTCTTCCTTGTTGTTGCCAAGTACCACTTTACAAACTCGTCGCGTGATACGTTAAAGTCTTTCATGAGGTTGACGCGCTGCTTCTTCAGGTCACGTATCCACGCTTGCTCTGGGTCTTTAATTTCCGCTGCTGCTGCGCTTCTATCCTCATTGGTGCGCCGCGTTTTAACTTTCACCATCTTTATTGCGGCGGCTGCTTTCGGCGTGTACAAACCACGCGCGTCCGGCGATACCAGTTGCTTGATCATTTCTTCTCCCTGTTTTGCTTGAACAAATAATCGTTACGCTTTTCACTCGGAGGAGTCCAGCCATACTTACGCCATACAGCTTGCACGTTAGCGCCTGCTACCCACTTAAAATTATCTATGCAGCTGATACGCATGTTTTCACGTACGTCCGGCACAACCAACTTATCTTGTCCAACGACTTTAAATTTCATGACAGTTCCTTATCAGAGTCTCTAACTCATCTATATTGTTTTCATTGATCACCAACGCGATGCCACCGTTGTGTTCAATGTCTTTTAGATTCTTAACCTGTAGTGCGGTAGTACGCCCAGCTCCAGCCTTGCACTCAATGCCAATGAACCTACCCTTGTAGCAACCTACTATGTCAGGCACACCTGCTGTGCCGTAGCCGCCCATGAAGGGCATGAAGTAATACATACCCAGCGCATCAAGTGTCGCCTTTACTTTCTTCTTCACTTTAGCTTCCGGTGTCATGCTTACCTCCCTTCAACAGATGCAACTCATCGCTAGTCATAATGATGATGTACATCATCTCCGAGCCGCGCCAGCCTATCGTGTCGTGATTCCCCTCATAAGGGCGCACGTATAGCTCAATCGTATTCCAGTGTGAAGGCAACGTACCGGACAACGGTATGGCGTGAATCATAGCCAGCTTCGCCTTGATGAAGTCCGGTAGCGTGTCTGCGGTGAATATGCGGTTATACCTGTCGTCCACATACACAACATACAGATTCTCCTGCCGCTCTACTGGTACGCGGAATAGAGCTGCGCTCATAGCATGTCTGACAGGGGACAACGTCATGCTACTAACATCCAGTTGTACTCGTTATAGGACGGCATTCCATAACAATCTTTAGCGCAAACAATACCAAGCTCAGATATATATTTATCGTAGAACGAAGGGAACACACCATCATTAACAAACCCACGTGTGTAACCTATAGCCTGTAGATGAGCCTTGAGCATCACTAGCTTGGCGCGTAACTCAGGTATCTCTAACAAGTTATGACACCGCACGAATGGTTTGGTGAGCTCATGCTGCGGTGAGTCGCCCAACGGGTTTATATATTTAATCTCTCCGACAATGAATGCACCAGTATAGTCATGACCGATCAGTGTCAACGGCGATTCAAAAAACGCGTTTATTTCTTTATCGCGCTCCTTACGTATATTATCTGAGCGATCCCATCTGTCAACTGCCAATTTACATTTAGCGATTGATTCTTGTGATAGGTTTGTGGCGTTACCACCGTTTAATACTATCGTCAGTACCTCATGCATTTCATCGGGGGTCACCCAATCACCCTTGCGTACGCTATCAAATGAAGTAATAACCCGCCGACTCATACCGGAGAATGCTTGATCTGTTTTACGAGGGGAGAACACAACAGAACCGTCAGGCGGCACTGCGTTGTTTTCCTTAATCATTTTCATCAGTACGCGTACATTCACCGACTTCAATGAGCTTCGGTCATTGACATTGCCACGCTTGGCTTGGTACGTAACGCTACAGAATTGATACGCCGTCTTCTTGCGGTTAACACACATACTCACGTAGCCTACGCAAGCCACATCGTCGTAAGATAAATACACAGTATGTATGCCCGGATCGTTGATGACGTTGTGCCTGTAATCCGCAGCCATCACCTTCAACCCGTAGGTTTTATGCAACGCCTCGATCAGTGGGTACATAGGACACTTCTCGATGTCCTCCTCACAAGCTACCAAACGTGATGGGTTTATTAATGCTATTGGGTGTACTAAGCTCATGTTCTTCTCCTAGAATTTATCGACGTTAACCAAGCGACCCTTGGGCGGCTTGAATGAAGTATTGCCGCGCACAAGCCACAGCGTCTCGGTGTCCACATCCCACTTCATATCGCGCTCAACGTAGCCATCAGTCAGCACGATCACGCAGTCTGGCCTGATGTTATGTTTAGCGATGTACTCGGACACACAGCTAACACGTGTACCGCCACCGCCTACAGGCTTTAACAGATTGGCGATGTTGTCGTAGTTGTCGGTGAACACCTGATCGCCATGCACCTGCGTGTCCCACCACAACACACGTACTTTGTCGGGTCTGCAAGCCTCACAAGCCGATGCTAGTTCCTTGGCTACTATGCTTAGATCAGACTCCGATATATTACTGCCCGATGTGTCGCAGGCGAACAGCAACTCACTGACTGTTTCTTTATCGTACGATGGCGCGAGGATGTCATTGGCTAACATCGCACGATTGAATCTACGCCACGTATGATCCTCCTTGCCAGTAGTCGATGTGTTGACGATCTCCCGCAGCTCCTGCTCCCAGTTAGCAGGCTTGATCAACACGTCAGTAAACTGGAGCGGCATCTCACCGCCGAACCGCGCAGCTAACATACCGCCCTCGCGGATAGCACGATTGACCGCGTCCTCCAGACCATTGTCATCCTCACCAGCCCCACTAGCCTCATGCGTGTCACCGCCTGAGTCATCACGCATGGTGCCGTTAACCATGACTCCACGTGTGGGTGGAACGCTATCTGGAGGATTTTCCTTCAGCAGTTGGTTGTATATCTCACGCACCGACCAGCCCTCATATGCTGGCTCTACGATGGCGCTGTCCAGTATCTTGGCTAATGATTTATCTTTCAACGCCGCGATCATATTGTTGACCACGATGTCCATCGCCACGTTAGCGAGCCGCATGTTGTCCCTCATCATGTCCTTGTGACGCGGGATGTGCATCAGCCCCACGTGGAAGTTCTCATGCAGGATGATGAACCGTAGCTCCGGATCATTCAGTGGTGTGCAGAATTCGCGGCCATACCGCTTATCACGCCCGTCGGTACAGGCTGTGACACTCTCATCGTCGATAACTTCCGACACACCCAACATAAAGATGCCGGTATACAGGCGCGTCTCAGGGTGACGCATCAACACTAGGTGATTCTTTTGGAGACGTTCCTCCATTGTCATGTACATGTCCATGTTCATCCCCTTATACGATGATCTTAAAGTTGTCACTAGCCCACAGCTTGATGGTGTCGTTGTTGTTCGCCATACGCACCGTACGCTTGGTGCTCATCAGCATGGTAAAGAACAGCGACTGCATTTCGCGCTGCGGTACGCGATTAATAAACTTCATGAACAGCGACAGCTCATCCTGCGTGGTCAGGTCATCGACCGCATTGAACATCACCATAGCCAACGCGCTGTTGTCGGTCGGCACAGAGATCGTCTCAGGTGCGGCGAGGATGTCTGACGTGCGGTGAATCTGCTCATCCATGTCAATGAACACAGCCAACTGCTCGGCTGCTGCTGTACCGATGATGCCCTTCAGTAACACGCTCGACTCATCAGCACCCAACGTGCGATAGTTCTTAACCACACGATTGCACTTCGCCAGTGAACGCGGCGACAAGAACTGACCCTTGCGGTTGGGGTGAAAGATGTACGGATTATCATCCTGCCCACCGTCAAGATGGCTCGCCATCACGCGAGGATTCAACGCAACAAAGCCGCGCAGGATAGATGAGATGCCGTTCTCGCCAGCCCACACGTTCCATTCCTTGGCGTTAGACTTCGCCACCGGTACTAGACACACGCGGTTGCCTGTATGCGCCTGCATGAAATCGCCAACGCCGTCTCCTGCATTGTTCGACGAGCCAAATACTATCGAGCCCAGCGGCAACGGACGGTCGGCGATGACGCGCTCTAACATGGCGCGGGTATACAGCGGCGCTAGAATCTTGGGTGTCTTGAACACCTCATCGAACAGGATAACTTTCTTACGTGGTGAGTCCATCTTGAACAGCGCACCAACGTACTGCTCCAGCGACTTGTCCGCGTGGTTCGGGATGGTAGCTGCGATGTCCATCAAGTCCTTGCATGGGCAGTCTACGTATATGTAGTCGTACTCATCACCTAGTTGTTTCTCTAGCAGCTTGAGCACCGATGTCTTGCCGACACCGGGTTCGCTAAGTAAGATCGGTGTGATGTGACCGTCCTCGCCCTCGACTGTGGCCGATAGCATCGGGATGACTGCCGCTAACTGTGATATGCGGAGCGATTGTGCGAATGAAATGTGAGCCATGTTTTTACCCTCGGTTAGTTGATTAAATGGTTGCTACGCGCGGTGCAAACTTCGACAGGATGTCATCGACCGCGTCCTTCACCTGCACACGCGAAACGTCACCCTCACGCAGTACATCTACCGTCACACCGCGCAACGCCATCTCCAGCTTGGCTCGCGCGTCCTCCAAATCGGTGTCATTTGTAAGATTAAATTCTTTGTACACGTCGATCATCTCCCGCGCCTTGTCGATGGTCGTGTCGTATATCTTGCGTTTCTTGATCTTGACGTTGCCGTCCTTGTCTTTAACCTCATCGACATCGCAGCAGTGCGACAGCGATGTCAGCACCTCGACCATACGCTCAGACTGATCGTCGAGTATTCGCTGGATGATGTCAGCGGCTTGCTTGTTATAGTGCTCAGCCATGTCGTCGGCCAAGTCCTGACTGATCTGGCAGCGGAAGTCACCAAGCGGCACCTCGGTGCGGTACAGGCGCATGTTGAATTTGCTACGCACCTGATCGACTGTCGGGTAGTCGTTGCGGTTGAACATCGTCCCTGCCTTGAACGCCATGTCACTGACGCTGGTGTTGTAACGCGCCAAGAACACATTGAGCAGCCGGTTGAACTCGACCTCGTGGTCGTGGTACTCCGCCATGAAACGCGGCAACGCCACGTGCGGCAACGTGCGCTGTGTCTTATTCCAATCGTACGTGCGGCGCATCAGCCAGTTGTAAACAGTCTGACGATAATTGACCACTGCTTTGTGGTCGGCGTTGTTGGCTAATAGATTCTTAACGAACCGGCCTGCGGATTGGTCGGCGTTTTTGCTGTCGGTTACTTCGTTGCTGATCTCGCGGTCTTGCTTGGTCGCTGACCAGACTGAGATGTCTACTGATACTAGGATTGATGCGGTAGCCAGCGAAATGATGTGGCTAGGTTTGTTGAGGATATCGTTCATGATTAAAACTCCATTCGTAGGTGGAACACTAAATAAACTGCACTGATGTAACCGGATTGCTGCTACCACAACTATAAGTATAACACCACTTGACCTATAGACCTATAGAGATAAATAACTATTTGATGCGATGCCAGTTGTTTAACGCCAGCCGCGCCGCCACTTGGTTTTATTAATAAGGCCAAACAGATTCTCACGCGTGTCGTTGGGCAGCTTGTGATTACGTAGTATCTGTTTGGCATCCTTGATCGCCCTCTTGGCAATCGACGTGCTGATGCGTCTCATATCATCCCCGCCCAAACGAACAGCATCAGGGCGCAGAGTACGACCACGCACAGCAAGCCGACCCACTCGTGGTTGTCCATTATGTACGCTCCCCATCTTGCACCCAGAGCATCGCCCGTTCAATATGCTCGACCATCGTCTCGATCTCGTCGATGAACCACTTGGCATCGTAATCCTGAAACGGCTCCCATGCGAACATCTCAACGTCCTCATCGTCGGGCGTGTCGGCATCTGCCAATGCTTGCAGCCGAGCCATCGGGTCATCGGGGAAGTTATCCTCGGCTGCATTACTGAAGAAATGCTCCAACGCCATGTATAACGCGTACTCTTTTATTTCCTTGTGTGTTCTCATGATTAAATCTCCCTTATTGCTATTTGTTTAATGGATACGTCATCGACGATTTCATAGTTAGAGCCTGAGTCCGTTATGTGTCGGATGGCTGCGACACGCGTCAGTGCATCCTCATAGCTATCGGCTTCAATCGTGCGCCATGCATGTACTTTGCAGAGCACAACGTGGCTCACCTCAAATGTTTTCATTTCAGTTTTCCTCTTCGTTATCAATTGCGCCAACATCTAAAGCAAAGTCGGTGTTGAATGGTTCGCCTTTATTCAAAAAATATTCAACTAATACTTTCATCGTGGTTTCATAAGTGCATTGTGTTATGACGTAATGCGCCAATGATTCCGGTGTGATTGTCTGCATAACTTTCATTTCAGTTCCCCTTCAATTTGGCTGCGATAACAGCGCATTGTGTGCATAATTTATAACCCTTAGTCCACAGGCTGTGAGGGACAGTCCCCCCACAGACTAGACAAGGCCGTTGATGCGGTGTCATTCGCCGATGCCGTGTTCGCCCTGCCACAGGTCGAGTTGCACCCAGTGCTGGCAGAATTCATCCTCGGCTTGCTTCTGATCCTGATAGGCCATGTCGGCCATGTCCTCACGCCACCACGTGTCGTCGAGCTGGCTTAGTTGGTCGAAGTAGTACTGTTTTAAACGTCCCATATCACCTCCCTGTTATGCCGCGATTGACGCAGCGAATCGATTCTTGAGTGAGCCATGCACCATGATGACCATGCTCGCTTTCTTACTGTCCTCGCCGCCGCTGCACGCCATGCATGTTTCGCACGTCAGCCGTTTGCCTTGCTCTTCACTGGCAGGACATGGAGCCTCGCGAGCGAACGCGCCTATCGTATTGGGAGCCGTTACCCTAAACGTGCGCCATCCTTCAGCTTGAGCCCTCACCATCTCGCCCAGCGTGTCCACTGACGCCATGCACCAGCGCTTGACATGGTTGGCCGTATTGCCACGCGCCCACTGATGTGTGTAGCCGGTATGACCGGCAGCGGTGTGCAGCAAACCCTCCCAGACCCATGCAGGTACAGCGGCAGGGTCGCCGTATGTGCCGAGCCGCACCTTGCGATTGAAAACAGCGGCAGCGACCATGTAGCCGTCATCTAATGGATAAATGCCACGCATCACGCCGTCCATCACCGACCGCGCGCCTTGCCCGAGATTGACGTAGCATGAGCCGCCCATGCCGCGCCGGTGTTTGCAGTCGCCGCAGACTGACACGTCCTCCCAGAGCCGCGCCGATTCGACGGGCGACTTGCCGTTATCCGCCATGATGTAGGTCTGGACTAGGTTGCCGGTCTTGCCATTTTTTGATGTGCCTGTGATGGCGACAACAACAATCGGCTTGCCGTCGAGTAACGATTGGCCGCGATAAATGATATAGCCTGTGTGCTTTTGCTTTTTCATGGACTACCTTCTGTGTGAGATTCCACCTACACGTGGAATACTAATTAAGGGAACTACATGTCGCTGCGGTATTGCCTCGACACACTTCTATTATACCATACTTTACATATAGCACAATAGGTTGTGTATCTATTTGGTGAAATAGTTAGTTAGGATTTGTTCCGGTGTTCCGGTCGTGTTCTGACTTGCCGGAACAATAAGTATTGAGATTTCATGCGGAAAAAAATGGCGTAAGTCTTTGATTTATATATATTATTTTTTTAAAAGATAATAATAATAAGAGGGGTTTTTTGCGATGTTCCAATGTTCCGGTGTTTTTGGGGAGGGTATGGCTGGACGGCGTGTTTTTTGTTAGGGGAGAGCTGCACTTGCCCAGCTGATCTTGTTCCGGTAAATCTTTTTCTGGCTCAGCCATACCCTCTAAAAACACCGGAACATCGGAACAAAAAAATAAGCCTTTATAATCAAGCACTTACGACCCCTTTTTCTGTTATTGTTCCGGCAACGAAAATTTAGATGTAAAGTTAGGTGTCGGAACAGACCCCATTTTCGGGACATAGAATATTTATTAAAATAAGTACGGCGATTTTAGAAAGCCATACTTTAAGATTCTCTTAAAGTATCTACCCTGACCGGAACAAATTTCGCTCATACTCGTTTTAATAAATATTTTATGGGCTAATCGGGACAGATTCCACCCATGCGTGGAATACTAATTAAGCCACGCCCTGCCACGCGCACGTACGCGCACGACGAAAGATAACTGGTCTCAAATTAGCGGGGCGAAAAAAAACCCCGCCGAAGCGGGGCTTGTTGTTACTTTTAAATCAGATCGTATATATAATCTGGTTCAAGGCCAAACTCACAGCGCAGTATTTCTTCTGGGTCTGCCCCCGCTGCAACTTCTTCGCGTGCATCATCAATCCATTCCTGCGCTTCAACGCGATCCATATTATCGCGAGTCATCAATACTTCCAATATGCTGTATGTCATTTTGCTACCTTTCCAAAAGATGGGGGTTGATCGGCAACCCCCTTACCGTATTACTTATTTATTACTGACCAGAAGGCTTGAACGGCCATTCTGAATTTCACCGGATCGGCGTCGGGATCGCCTAGCGTTTTTGCTTTGACTACCTTCGCGTCATCTTTTGCGAAGTTTGCTTCCCAGTGCTCGCGTAGTGTCTTATTGGCAGAGCGCTTTGCCTCCTTCTTCGGCGTAGTTAACTCAATTAACTTTTTACGCAAGTCACCGATTCGGTTCGATACGTACGTTGACGCTGCCGCCCGTATTTCACCGACAATTTTCTTTTTCTCTGGATTATCTATTTTCCGATAATCATAGTTGCTCATGCTAGTTGCGAAAGCTACTGATAAAACCTCAGTTGCATTCGGACGTTTTGCCAATTCGGACACGTTGACATAGTTGCCATCAACTAATGCATACTCACGCTTCGGCGTAATTTCATCACACCGAATCAAATAGCCTTCGCGCAATTCTGCGTTTAACTCATCTGACTTCTCAGTGAGTACCTTTGGAAACTTTTCCAGAACATAGCGTGCGGTTTGCTCTAATGAGCTTTGCGCTGCGCCCGTCGATACCGCCTGACGATATGCTGCGTCTTTGATTGATTGGATGTCTTTCACTTCTGGTGTCTTAGATTTTGTCATGATGACTTTTGCTACCCTCTAAAATGGCTTTGCGGAATGCATCGCCTAAGTATCTTTATACAGATATCCGGTCTATATGTCAAGTTATATCGTTATTTAGCCCTCTATTCACACGTGGAATGCTAATTAAGCCATGCGCGCCCGTTCACGCGCGACGAAAAATAACTGGCATCAAAAACAACAGGCGTAAAAAAAGGGGAGCCGAAGCTCCCCGTCCTACTTACATCTTCCAGCCTTGATCTTCCCGCTCGATCCATTCAGCGCCGATCACGTTCGGGAAGTACTCAGTGCTTCTCTCAACTAGGCCAACACGGCCTGTGCTACTAGGCTTGTGCGGCTCAGTGATGTATCTCACTGTAACAACTTCACCGTCCCGCAGCGTCACCGTGTCGCCAATCATTACTTCCTTACCTGTATTGCTGTGTACGAGTTTCATTTTGCTACCTTTCCAGAAGATGGGAGCTGATCGGCAGCTCCCTTACCGTACTACTTGTTAGTCACAAACAATCTGATACTTGTGCTGCTCTACTAACTCGGTGCCAATCACTACCTTGCGACACGTCTCGCTACCATCCTTAACGTACGCTGCAACAACAAATCTGACGTTGTCAGTAGTAAAGTGATAATCACGGTTTAGGCTAGCAGGCCATTCAGTATTACGAACCTTGCCACCATTTGCTTCGGTGTAGGTCAACAGATATTGCAACAGGTTAGTTAACTCAGCCTGCTTGAAGCTATCCAGACGGTACATATTGATATGAATCTCAATCTGGTCGCCATACGATGATAGGAAAACATAACCTGCGTTGTTGATAATACGTTGGATCACGCCAACGGTTTTGACTGTCTTGGCTTTGCCAGACTTGAGTGACTTAATACGCGCCTTGATGCGGATGACATCATCTTTAAGACTCTCGATAGTGTCGTTGAATACTGCAACTGCTGCTGTGTTATCAATCATGATGTTACCTTCCTAAGTGAGTGAGTGATACAGGCTTTGCGAAGTGCTTGGCCTGAGATACTTTATACCTACATTCTACCTATATGTCAAGTTAAATCGTACTAATCAGGGTTTTTACCCCTATTTCCGCCCCTACCCCCCTACACCCCCCACCCCCCTAATCCCTATTAGGTACCATCGCGCCCCCATACACCTTGCGCTCCACAAACGATTATTAATTTTCCCCCCGCCTCGAAAACTAAAGGCTGTTGTCAAAAAATATATTATAAAAATCTCACAAACTAGGTTAACAAAATGGCATCTATGTACATATTATAAATTGTGATATTCTTCCCGCATTGTTCACTCGGGCCACAAACTGCCACCATGAACGTCATCATTCCGAATATCGACGAAGACATCCCTCTTCCTGCGTCAGCCCTTGACGCCATGCCCGAACTATCGCCGCAAGAAGAACTTGCCATGCGAGCGCGTACTATTAAATTGATAGCTGATTTAAACGGCGCAGCATTAGAACCCACCGAAGAAAACATCGCCACTGCCCAAGAGCTTGCCAAGCAGATGATGCAGAACCCGACGCACAGGCCGGAGTTTGCCAAGTACCCCAACGAAGTCATGGCCTACCTTGCAGGTATGGTTGCCCAAAGCAACTGTATGATTGTTGAAGAGCTATCGGACTTCAAACTCTACGTAGTTAATAAGCTAGTTGCGGAAGTTGAGAACGCCAAGGATGCCAAGGCGAGGATTTCAGCCCTGACTAAGCTAGGGGAAGTAGATGGCGTTGATGCGTTTAAGAAACGCAGCGAGATCACGGTAAAGATTCAATCTATTGAGGAAGTTGAGCGCGAGTTGTTCGAGACGCTTAACATGCTAGAGGATCAAGTGGTGGACGTGCACATGCGAGAGGTGTCCGATGGGCTTGGAGGCGCTTAAACTAACCCCTGAAAACCTTAATAAGCTCCGTGCAGCGTTACCGAACATGCCGGAAAAGCAGAAAAGACGCACTGCGGAGCTATTAAAGAAGTATAAAGAGGAAGTTACGCGTGAAATCAGCCAAGATTCCTTCTTAGACTTCGTAAAACACGTCTATCCGGGCTATAAAGTCGGACCGCACCACTATAAACTGGCTAAAATCTTTGAAGAGATAGCTGCGGGCAAGAAGAAACGGGTGATTGTGAACATCGCCCCCCGTCATGGCAAGTCAGAACTCATTTCTTACCTCGCTCCTGCATGGTTTTTGGGTAAATACCCCCAGAAAAAGGTCATTATGGCCTCCCATACGGCGGATTTAGCGGTTCAATTCGGTCGGAGGGTGCGAAATCTCGTTGGATCGGAGCCCTACCATGACATTTTTCCGCAGATTGAGCTACAAGCTGACTCCAAAAGTGCCTCTAGATGGGGAACTAATTTTGGGGGCGAGTACTTTGCTATTGGTGTTGGCGGCGCACTTGCTGGTCGCGGTGCTGATCTTTTCATCATTGACGACCCCCATTCTGAACAAGACGCCAAGCTCAACCGAGCCGAAGTGTTTATCCCAGCTTGGGAATGGTTTCAGTCAGGACCGATTCAGCGTCTGATGCCGGGTGGTGCGATTATCGTGGTGATGACGCGGTGGTCGAAACTAGACTTGACGGGGCAGATTGTTACGCAGATGGAGCGTAATGAGGACGTGGACAAGTGGGAGGTGGTTGAGTTCCCTGCCATTGACGAGAACGATCAGGCATTGTGGCCGGAGTTCTGGCCGGTGGAGGAGCTGCTCGCCAAGAAGGCATCAATTGACATCCGGTACTGGAATGCACAGTACATGCAGCAGCCGACCTCGGAAGAGGGTGCACTAATTAAGAGAGAGTGGTGGCAGATGTGGGAGGAGGATGAGCCTCCCCGCTGTGAGTTCATAATCATGAGCTTGGACGCTGCCCAAGAGACTAATAATAGAGCTGACTATAATGCGTTGACAACGTGGGGTGTGTTCTACAACGAGAACGTGAACAACTACAACATCATATTGTTGAACAGTATTAAGAAGCGTATGGAGTTCCCCGACCTGAAAGCTTTGGTGTTGGAGGAGTATAAGGAGTGGGAGCCAGACTCATTTATTGTAGAGAAGAAATCAAATGGAGCCGCCCTCTATCAGGAGCTACGACGTATGGGGGTACCCATTAGTGAGTTCACACCGGGAAAAGGGCAGGATAAGGTCAGCAGGGTTAACGCTGTTAGTGATCTATTCCGCTCTGGTATTGTGTGGGCTCCCCACCGGCGTTGGGCGATGGAGGTGCTGGAGGAGTGTAATGACTTCCCCAGTGGTGTAAATGATGACTTGGTTGACTCGACTACGTTAGCACTGGCGCGGTTTAGGCAGGGCGGGTTTATTCGTCTACCGAGTGACGAGCCAGAAGAGTTGCAGCTATTCAAGTCTAAGCGTAATTCAGCTTATTACTAGGTGACTATGACTACACAAAAGTTCATGGGTAGAAACCAACTAATAGATAGATTGACCGCACAGATCGGGTCAAGAGATAAGGCTATAGCCACGCTACAAGAACGTGGGCATTTGATGGCGGATGGCAAGACGTTTACGGCAGAAGGTGCCAAGCGTAATTCCATGACCGCAGAAGAACGAGCAAAAGACAGGGCGGCTAAGCGCACTGGCAAACCAGCCACCGCATTCGGCTACAACCCTAAGACTAATACGGCATCATTTAAAAAGAGATAATTATGGCTACTAATATGGACAAGGCACTGTATGAAGCCCCGATGGGTATTATGGCTGGGGAAGATGAGCCAGACTTAGAGATTGAGATTGAGGACCCGGAGGCTGTACGCCTGAGAACAGATGGCCTAGAGATTGAGATTGAGCCAGAAGAAGACTCGGACGAGGACTTCGACGCGAACCTTGCAGAATATATGAGCGACGGGGACTTGTCCGCCGTTGCCGGAGAATTGCTGAGTGCCTACGATGACGATGTGAGTGCGCGTAAGGATTGGGTGCAGACTTACGTTGACGGTCTTGACTTGCTCGGTATGAAGATGGAAGAGCGCACAGAACCTTGGTCTGGCGCTTGCGGTGTGATCCACCCGCTGCTGTCTGAGGCTGTTGTGAAGTTTCAGTCCGAGACGATCATGGAGACTTTCCCAGCCGCTGGGCCAGTTAAGACGAAGATCATCGGTAAAGAAACACAGGCTAAGAAAGAAGCCGCAGAACGTGTGCAGGCTGATATGAACTATAAGCTCACTGAGCAGATGCCTGAATACCGGCCTGAACATGAGCGTCTTTTGTGGGGCTTGGGCCTGTCGGGGAATGCGTTTAAGAAGGTGTATTTCGACCCTTCGCTAGACCGACAGGTCTCTATTTATGTGACGGCGGAAGATGTCGTGGTGCCGTATGGTGCCAGCAGCTTGCGTACAGCAGAGCGTGTTACTCACGTGATGCGTAAGACTGAGAACGAGCTGCGCAAGTTGCAGATCGCTGGCTTTTATCGCGATGTTGATCTTGGTGAACCAGCTAATACACTGGACGAGATTGAGAAGAAAGTCGCAGAGAAGATGGGCTTTCGCGCAACCAGCGATGACCGTTTTCGTATTCTGGAGATACAGGTAGATTTAGATTTACCGGGCTACGAGGATGTGGACGACGATGGTGAAGAGACCGGCGTGATGCTGCCGTACATCGTCACTATTGAGAAGAACACGCAAGAAGTCTTAGCTATCCGCCGTAACTGGAGGCCAGAAGACAAGAACAAGCAGAAGCGCAGCCACTTCGTCCACTACGGATACGTGCCGGGTTTTGGCTTTTATTGCTTTGGTTTGATCCACTTGGTTGGTGGGTTTGCTAAGTCTGGTACGTCGTTACTACGTCAGTTGGTAGACGCCGGTACGCTGGCTAACTTGCCGGGTGGTTTGAAGTCTCGTGGTATGCGTGTAAAGGGTGACGACACACCTATCGCACCGGGTGAATTCCGAGACGTAGATGTGCCTAGCGGATCGATCCGTGACAATATCCTACCACTCCCTTACAAGGAACCAAGCCAAGTTTTGATGGCCTTGATGAATCAGGTTATCGAAGAAGGTCGCAAGTTTGCTAACGCTGGTGACTTGAATGTATCTGATATGTCGGGCGAAGGCCCAGTGGGTACAACGCTGGCAATTCTTGAGCGTACGTTGAAGTCGATGTCGGCAATTCAGGCGCGTGTGCACTACGCGATGCATGAAGAGTTCCGCCTATTAAAAGACATCATCCGTGACTACACCCCAGAAGAGTATGACTACGACCCAGTTGAGGGTAACCGTCAGATTAAACAGTCGGATTATGACGCTGTAGATGTGATACCGGTTAGTGATCCGAACGCTGCGACGATGGGGCAGAAGATCGCTCAGTTCCAAGCAGTGTTGCAGTTATCACAGTCTGCTCCGCAGATATACGACATGCCGTATCTTCATAGGCAGATGATTGAAGTCTTGGGCGTGAAGAACGCAGCCAAGTTGATTCCGATGGATGACGATATCCGTCCACGTGATCCGATTACTGAGAACCAGAATCTTCTGAAGATGAAGCCGGTTAAAGCGTTCTTCTATCAGGATCATCAGGCGCATATCCAAGTGCATATGGGCACGATGCAAGACCCTAAGATTCAAGCTCTCATGCAGCAGAACCCGCAAGCACCACAGATGGCAGCGGCGATGATGGCGCATATTAATGAGCACGTCGGGTACGAGTATCGTAAGCAGATGGAGAAAATGATGGGCTTGCAGCTCCCTGACTACGAGGACGACGAGCAAGAAGTTATTCCTAAAGAGATGGAAGTTGAGATTTCTAAGCGGGCGGCACAAGCTACACAACAGCTATTGCAGCAGAACAAGCAGGAAGCTCAGCAACAACAAGCGAAACAACAACAACAAGACCCAATCATTCA